TATGTGAAGACCTTGTTTTGGATGAATTACTTCAAGCTGAAAGCGGAACAAGATTACATATTACAAAGACATGGCTGATGATCTGCAATTTCTTGATTCACTTGGTATCTCGCAGACTGAGCTTAGTTTGCCTGAGACAGCTTATGAAAAGTTTATCTTAGGACTAGCCAATGAGGTCACAGCACAATTTCAAGAGTATATACTTACTAATGTAAGTAATACTGGAGGACTAGCACAATCAGTAGTATACTTTCCTACTGGTGCCATGTCATTTGAGATACAAGCAGATGACTATTATAAATTCCAAGACCAAGGTGTTAATCCGGTAGGACAACAGAAATTTCAAACACCTTACAGCTTTAACTTTCCAGCTGTCACAAAGAATCATGCACTAGCTATAAAGCAATGGAAAGGATACGACTTGAGTCATGCCTATGCATCAGCATCAGCTACAAAGAACAAGTATGGGATCAAGCCTCGCAATATAACTGAGAACGTGATGAGTGACGATGTCCTTGAAAGGATATCAAATGATCTAGCTACTTTGACTGGTTTAATGTTTCAGGTTTCATTTACTAAAAATACAAGAACATGGCAATAATGATAATACAAGAGCCTGAGAATTACTGGCCAATATGTAATAATGTAATATGGACCTTTGAATCAGATAAGACAACTCAACAGAATTTTAGTTTTATAGTTGAAGTATATTTAAATACTGATTTACTATCTACTCATGAGGTATTCCCTGAGTCTGCAAATATGGGAAAATTTAATATTAGTGCCATAGGTAGATCTATATTATTGACAAACTTTCCTCAACAAACTACATTATCAGCTGAGTTATTAGTTGACAATGTATGGAATTTAGTTGTGTATGAAAAGTATGGTGCTCCTCCATCTATACAATTTGGATCAGCAGAAACAACTGACAGTTTTAATTTTTTAAATGGATCATTCAGATTTTTAGAAGTATATGCTGGTAATTTTATTCCAGCTCTATATGATATAGATAATTCAAGAGGTGAATATTTCTTAACTGATTTCCCTAGAGATAAAAAGGAATATGTGCAATATCAAGAAACTAAATTCTTAAGCATCATTAATAGTGAGAGTGACAATTGCACAGCTGAAATAAAACTATATAACATAACCAATACTTTAATTACAACAGCAACTTATGCTGTAAATGGATTGGCTACTCCTATGTTATCAGTCGGACCAAGCAGATTAGTTGCATCTACATCATTGAATGAAAGTGATTTTACAAACTGCTACTATTATACAGTTAGATTATATCAAACAGCTACACCAACTAAGACATCTGAATCTTACAAATTATATTATGACCAGAGCTGTTACACATATGACAGCAGAAGATTGACATGGCTTAATAAGTTTGGTGCATGGGATTCATTCACCTTTAATTTATTATCTGAGAATAGCACAGATATAAAGTCAAATCAATATGAAAGATTGAGCGGTAGATATTATGATGCTGGCTTTTTATTCACTCCATCTGATGGCAATAAAATGACTATGAGTAAAAGTGTTCAAGACAAGCTAATTCTAAATAGTGATTGGATTAATCAAGATGTGCAGCAATGGCTTGTCAGAGAGTTATATGAATCGCCAAGGGTTTATATTGATTTTGATGGAATACTTTACCTAGAGCCAGTTAATATAACAAATAGTAATTCTGTACTCAAGCAAAAACGTAGAGATGGCTTGATTCAAGAGCAAGTTCAGATAGATAGAACATACACTAAACTTTCTCAATTAGGATAGATGGAGCTGTATATAAATAATTATAAGGTAGATATCAATGAGAGACTTCCATTTCCATTGACTTATAATATCTCAGATATCAAAGATTTAAAATCAAGGAAAGGTAACAACTCCAAGACTATCACACTACCTGGCACTAAAGGTAATTTGTTTCTTTTTTACAATGCATTTAGTTTAACAGTCACAAGAAACATATCAGGACAAGTAAATTCATTTGACTTTGATCCTACAGTAAAAGTAACTGCTAGATATTATGAACAAGGTTTGCTGCAATTCAATGGTTTTTGTCAGTTATCAGATTGTGAATTAATTGATGGTGAATGGGCAATTAATGTCTTGTTATTTAGTGATCAGATAGATTATATTTCAAAGCTTGCAAAAATAAATATCAACGAGCTTGATTGGTCAGAATACAATCATAATTGCTTGAAATCAGATCAAGAGGATTCATGGGCTGGTACCATTCAGGTGAATGGCACACCAACAAGTAATAAGACTGGAGCTAATTGGGATGGACTAGGATACTACTATGGACTTATTGACTATGGTTTTAATAGGCCATCACCTTCTGCATTTGCTGTTCAGCATATTGCTCCTCAAGTATTTTGTTATGATATTCTAAAAAGAATATTTGACTATTGTGGGATAACATGGTCCTCAGACTTTCTTGAGTCTCAAACATTTAAAAGGTTATTGATAGCATATGGAGGTGGGGATTTCCCCAACATTACTGAGGCAGAGGCAGATGAATTATCTTCAATAAATGATGAATTAAATAAAACATCAGGATTTATAGCTAGTGCAAATATTACAAATACTGCTTTTCAAAGTATATCAGCTGGATTAGTTGGGGCTGGATATAATCCTTTGAGTACATATCAAAGTGTCTCAGTAAATGCTGTTAATGATCCAACTGGACAAACTACTTCGGAGGATCCAGTTAAATTTGAAGCAGCATCAGCAGGATTGTATACTATACAATATTCAGGTGATCATGAGGTTACTCTTGACTTTACTACTGTGGGAGCTACTTTGCTAAGTGCTCATTTAAATATTTCACTCAGATTAAGAATCAGAAAAAATGGTTTTATAATAGATGAAGATACGATTTACAACATCGATTATAATGCCATCACTTCAGATAACGTACAAACAATAAGTTTTAATTATACAAGACAATTAAACTTATTTATAAATGATGAGATTACGTTTGAGTATAGACTATTTAGTAGCATATCAAATAACAATTCTGTCTATTTGAGTGCTATACCTTCATCATTTAGCACAGCTTTTAAAATTAAAAATTTAAATGCTGAGATTAATTTTCTTAAAAATCCTCAATCTTTTGCTCCTGGTTTATCAATTAATTTGAGCGACTTTTTGCCTAAGATGGATGGAGCTACATTTTTAAAGGGATTTGTAACTGCTTTTAATTTATATGTAAAGTCATCAGTTGATGATCCAAGCATTCTTGAAATAGAGCCTTTGAATGATTTTTATGATGATTCATCAACAGCTTTAAATTGGACACAGAAACTAGATCTTTCTAAAAGCATTAAAGTCACACCGACAATAAATTTTGCCAGTAAAGAATATCTATTCTCATTTGAAAAGGATGCAGATTACTATAATCAAAATTACCTTCAAGATGTTGGTGATCAATATGGTTCTTTTTTAATAGACTCAAGGAATCAATTCAGCAAAGATACAACTGAATTCAAGTTGCCTTTTGCACAGAAGCTGCTAGTTAATATACCTTTTGATGAGACTACATTTACTAATATCATTGTACCTAGGACATTCCAAATAAGAACAGATACAGATGGAATATCATCACAAGCGATACAGAATGGCAAGCCATTTATTGTACAGCTTGGACCAATGACTACAGCTAACTGGACATATATTGATGAGAATGGATTAGGACATGCAGAGACGAGTTATCCATATGTTGGGCATTTAGATAGTTTAACATCACCTACATTTGACTTTAATTTTGGTGTGCCTGATTATGTATACTATCAAGATGCAATCTATACAACAAGAAATTTATTCTTTTATCATGAGGAATTTATTAAAGAAATAATATCAAGATATGGCAAGCAAATTAATTGCTCAATAAATATCACTCCTGAAATGGTGAATCAGCTTGATTTTAAGAAATTAATCAATATTGATGGCATAGTTTATAGATTACAAAAGATAGAAAATTGGGATAGTGGAAAGGATCAGACTACAAATGTGGAACTGATTCGCATAATAAAGGGAGAAGGATTGGTGTCATTTGATATTGAATTACCATTTGATCCTTTTGCTAAACAGAATGTAAGAATGACTGAAGGCAAGTTTACAGCTGGAGCTCAGTCAAGAATAACAGAAGATAATATAACTAGAGTAATAGAATAGACATGGCAATTTGGGAAGAGATCTTGGTGGCAAGCCAAGGAACAGTGATAGTGAATGACACCACTGAGAAAGTAGTAAGTTTTGATGCAATCTTTGTCCTTGAGGACACTGTATTCAACAGCATCAAGGTAGCTGGAGTTGACATCAAAGCTGAGTTAATTACAACACCAGGCACAGCAGTGAAAGCTGGTGCTATGATCAGATGTACTGGTGCTCGCAAATTTTCAGCTGTAGACTTGACTAGCGGATCTGTAGCAATTATATTGTAATGTACGGATACGGATTCTCAATGATGTTTAATAGTGTAAGAACTGCCATCAATGCAGCTGGTTCGCTATTGAATAGACTCACAGAGGATGGAGTGAACAGAGTAATGGAAGACAATCAACAACGAATAATAGAATAAGACATGGGAGTAAAGATATCAGGCTTAACGGCTAAAGGAGCAGCACTAGCAACAACAGATTTAATTGAGATATCTCAATCAGCTGGAGGTGGTTTATATACAACTCGCAGTGTAACTGGTGCTAATATCAAATCACTTGCTCAGAGTGGATTACCTACAGAGATTCAAGCTGCTGCTTCTGATGAGACAACTGCATTAACAACCGGCACTGCGAAGGTCACTTTCAGAATGCCGTATGCAATGACATTAACTGCGGTTCGTGCATCTCTTTCAACTGCTCAAGCAAGTGGTAGTATATTCACTGTTGACATCAATGAAAATGCTACCTCAGTACTAAGTACAAAGCTAACTATAGACAACACTGAAAAGACATCTACAACGGCTGCAACTCCAGCGGTAATATCTGATAGTGCATTGGCAGATGATGCTGAGATAACTATTGACATTGACCAGATAGGGAATGGTACTGCAAAAGGTTTGAAAGTTACATTGATAGGTACAAGAGTATGATAATCAATCCATATTTAGTGCAGCCAAGTAATGCCTACGGCACACTAACTACTGCGTGGATAGCAGCTACGGGAGAAACTGATTTAACTATCTTGGGCGCATTGAATACGCTTGAGACAGACCTAACTACCTATGGACTTACTTCTAAAATGAAGGCTTTGTATCCAATGGTCGGAGGTACTGCGGGAAAGCATAAGTTTAATTTTATGGATGCCCGTGATTTAGATGCAGCCTTTAGATTAGTATTCAACGGAGGATGGACTCATTCAGTTAATGGAGCTTTGCCTAACGGAACTAATGCCTATGCCGATACTAAATTAAATACAAGCACAGTTTTATCTATATCAAGCGCTCATATCTCACATTATGCAAGAACTACACCGAATGGTGGTGTATTAATGGCTAATGATAGTTTAGATTGTATCTTACAATTATCAGGTGGACAATTATACGGTTCATTAGCAACTGCAAGTTTTAGTAGTACTACTCAAGCTAATGTTACTGGTTTCTATATGGTTAATAGACCAAATGGAACAAATCAAAAACTAATTAGAAATTCAACTATATTATTGAATGATTCTAAAACATCTACAAGTTTTTCAAATAAAAATATATTTTTAGGTGCATATAACGGAGGTCCAGCATTCCCTTCTAACGCTGAAATAGCAATAGCATCCATAGGTGATGGATTTACAGATACGGAAGCAGCTAATTTCTACACTGCGGTACAGACTTTCCAAACAACTTTAGGAAGGTCTATAGGTACACAAACAGTTAGTGATTCAGATGCACAAGCATTTGTAACGGCTGCAAGTATTACAGACCAAGTACAAGCTAATGCAGTTAATAACTTTGTAATAGGTCTTAAAGCTGATGGACTATGGACTAAGATGAAAGCAATCTATCCTATGGTAGGAGGTACTGCGGCAAGTCATAAATTCAACTTGAAAAATCCTTTAGATACAGATGCAGCCTACAGATTAGTGTTTAATGGTGGATGGACACATAGTTCTACGGGTGCATTGCCTAACGGGAGTAACGCTTATGCTGATACTAAATTAAGAGCATTTACTGCTTTATCTGCTTCATCTTCTCACGTTTCATCATATGTTAGAACTACTCCTAATTCTAATGTATTTGTTGGTCACGATTCATTAGATTTGTTTATGGAAATAGATGCGGGAGTAATGTATGGTTCATTAGCAACTGCAAGTTTTAGTAGTACTACTCAAGCTAATGTTACTGGTTTCTATATGGTCAATAGACCAAACGGAACAAACCAAAAGTTGATTAGAAACTCAACTATATTATTGAATGATAGTAAGGCATCATCAAATTTTGCTAATACACAAGATATAATTTTAGCTGCATACAATCCATCTAATCAATTTTCTAACGCTGAAATAGCAATAGCTTCAATAGGAGATGGCCTAACAGACACCGAAGCAGCTAACTTCTATACAAGAGTACAAACATATCAAACTGCATTAAGCAGAAACGTATAACATATGAAACTAACAGACATAACACAAGCAGAATATCCTAACTATGTAGGACTTTTGACAGAGGTACAGAAAGATGAATTAGTAGGTCAGCTTTACACTGAGGATAGCTACTTCAATCCTATTCAAGATGCAGATGATAATTGGATTATCTCAACTGAAGAAATGGACTTCTGTACAAACGTAGAATTTATGTGGGTGAAAGATTTGGATTTAATTCCTTACAATCCTAAACCTACTCCACCATTCCCATCTGTAAATTAAGAGGTAAAATATTAACTTTACAAAGGCTGGGTGACTAGCCTTTTTTTGAATAAAGACATGGCAAATAAAGAGGCAGTATTTTCACTCAGAGTTGACACTGGCAATAGTGTACAAGATGTGCAATCATTTGACAAGGCAGTCAATAATCTAAACAAGGATCTACAAGGAGCACAGAAGACAGCTTCATCAGGCACTGGACTAGATGACTTTGCTACAAGATTAGAGGAGCTGAATCAGAGAGTTGAGGCTGGCGGTTTATCATTGCGTGAGATGACTCAGGTCATGAAGCAATATCAGACTATTGCTGCACAAGCTGGAGTTGAATCACCAGTGGGAGCACAAGCCATTCAAAATGCTGCAACTTTAAAGGATGAGATAGGTGATTTAAAGGCTGCTACCACAGCACTATCATCTGACTTTGTAGGCCTTGATACTACTCTTGCCGGAATAGAAACTGGAGCAGCTATCTTTGGCGGCTTTCAGTCAGCTATTGCATTGACTGGAGTTGAGTCTGAGCAATTGGTGCAGACAATGGTCAAGCTACAAGCGGTGCAAGGTGTGGTCAATGCTGTGAGCACTGTTGCCAACAACTTGAATAAGGATGCTATTTTAGGTATTCAGCTTAGAAATGTAGCTCAGAAGATTCAGAATGCATTCATCGTTGAGAATACAGCTGTAACGACTGGTAATGCTGTGGCTACTACAGCCATGAGTGTAGGTCAGAAGGCTGCCGCTGTTGCGACCAATCTAGGTACACTGGCCATGAAGGCTTTGAATGCTGTGATGAAAGCGAATCCAATCTTTCTGATCATTGCTGCATTGGCTGCCATAGCTGGAGCATTCATTGCGTTTGGTGACAATAGCAAAGCTGCTGCTGAATCAAATGAGAAATTTAACAAGAGTCTTGAGAATGGCCGTAAAGCAATAGATAACTCATTCAGTTCATTGCAGAAATATACAAGCAATAAAATTGCATTGATGAAAGCTGCTGGTGCCACAGATGCTGAAGTAACAGCTCAAGAGATTGCCAACCTTGAAACATTAGCGAAGGCAAGGCAAGATGCTAGAATGAAAGAACAATTTGCATTTCAAAATCTAAGCAAGAGATACAAGCAGATGCTTGATCAAGGAAATGAGGATGAGGCTGCCAAGATTAGAGAACAATTGACTACATCTAGAGAGAGATATGTCCAGCTGGGCCAACAAGCCAAAGACTATTATAATGATATAAAGCAGCAAAGAGCATTGGATGCTGCTGAGAATGTTAAGAAAGTAAATGATAACGCTAAGAAAGTAGCCGAGAATGCAGAGAAAGTACAGAAGGATCAGGCTGACAAAGCTAGAGAGGCTGGAAAGAAACAAGCTGAACAAAGAAAGCAAGATCTAGCTAAAGTTAAAGAGGCTGAAGATGCTTTCAATTTATCAATGCTTTCAAGTAAGGAGCAAGAGGTAGCAGCTGAAAACAAGAAATATTCTGAACTGATTAATCTAGCAGTTAAGCATGGACAAGATGCAGGTACTTTGAGGTTAGCATTAAAGAATTCACTTAATGATATTGAGGCTAAATATACACAGATTGAGATTGATTTAGCTGAGAAGACAGCCAAAGAAAAAAGAGATATTGAGATTGAGGCATTTAATAAAAAAGAGGCACTCAGAAGAGAAGAGATTGCCACAGAAGAAGCATTCTTTGATGAATACAATGCAGCACTACTCACTCAACAGCAGACAGAAGAGCAAGCAGTCACAGACAAATACTTCAAACTGATTGAAGGTGCAACACAATATGGCCTTGATATCACAAAACTTGAGGAACAACAGCAACAAGAGATTACCAAGATTCAAAACAAATATGCTGCTGAAAGAATTCAGAAACAGCTTGACAATGCTCAATTTATATTTGATCAATTCAGTGCTTTGAATGATGCCTTTAGTGCATTAGAAGATGCAAGATTACAAAACATGCAGACTAGAACAAATGATGAACTGTCTGCATTGGATGCAAAACACAAATCTGAGCTAGAAAATACTAATCTCACAGCTGAACAAAGGAAAGCTATAGATCAAAAATATGCAGAGGCTAAATATCAGATTGAGCTAAAGAATTTTAATGCATCAGAGGCTATCAAAAAGAGACAGTTTGAAAGAGATAAAATTCTAAGAATAGGTCAAGCTGCAATAGACACAGCATCTGCTATTGTGAAGGGTATTGCTCAGTTTGGTCCTCCTCCATCGCCAGCTGGTATTGCTGCCATTGCATCAGCTGCTTTGATTGGTGCCACTCAAATTGCTGCTATCGCTGCCACTAAATATCAGTCAGGAACTGCACCAAGTTTTGACAGTGGTGGAGGTGTATCTGCTGGAGCTGGTTCATCAGAGTTAGGTGGACAGAATGCGAACACTAACACACAGCAGACTCAACTTACTGGAATGGCTGAACAGCAAGGATCTGGATTCAATCAGGTATATGTACTTGAATCAGATATTACTGGCACACAAAACAATGTAGCCCTACAGAACAAGCTCAGTGTGTGGTAAGGAATTTAACTTGTGTGCTCCCTCTCATCCACTGATCTGAGCATGAGAATGAGCCATAGAGGTCCAGCAACTGTTGGGCCTTTTTTGTGTCATTAGCTATCTTAACATTTTGACCAGGTGAATGAGGTATCTGATAGTAGTTAAGATACAGAGATTTGACAAAGTGATTATGGCCATCCCAAGATATTGAGTCAAACAGATCTATCAGCAGCTGACTATTCATCTTGACTGGTGCATGACATTCAAAATTAATGGTAGTGCATCCCATTGCTTTGAGTGCATCCATTGTATTCTGACAAGCCTCTTGGTATGTGGGTGCATGGCTGTCATTGATTGATAGATTACCATTAGACATTACTGCATTCGGATTGAACTTAGGGCCAATAAAGAAATCATCATTCATATAGATGAAATCACCTTTAACTTTCCTTGCAAATGTCAGCAGCTTGTGAGTCACGTCACATCCTCTTATGGGTGACCTTGCATCAGGTGTTAGATTATTGTATCCTGGCACCATATCACCAATGATGTAGATCTCAGCTGTAGGATATTGTTTCAAGGCCCATCTGATTGAGTGCTCAATGGTACTGATATCCTTGCTTTTTTTATGTGGGTAAACAAATAACATGGAACAAAAATACATATTATCTAATATGATGAAAGATTTGCCTATATATGAGATTGGAATAGATCTCAATGAAGAGGATACATCTGTGGAGTTTAATTCACTTGTTGCTGATCCAGCGCATGAGATTAGCTTTCAGACATTCTCACAGCAAAAGAAATTTCAATTCAATGATGAGGAGCAAGTTATCACTGGGGTGGCTATATCTGCGGATACACCAATCTATAGACATGATCCTAATAGTGGTGAGGAGTATTATGTAGTCTTCACAAAGAAAGCAATCAAGGACATCATCTTTGATTATGCTAGAAGAGGCAACTTCAACAATGTAAACATAGAGCACAATTCATCCAATGTGGTGAAGGGTATTCACATGATCCACAGCTACCAGATAGATAATGAGAAAGGATTCACAGCTCCTGAAAGATTCAAGGATGTGAATGATGGTTCATGGATTACTAGCTACAAGGTGACTGATCCAGAGGTTTGGGCAAAGGCAAAGGCTGGTGAATGGACTGGCTATTCTGTTGAGGGTGTATTTGTGATGACTGAAACTGATCGCACTCTTGAGACTGAGATGATGGCAAAGATATTTGATGCCTTGAATGAATTAAATGGAACAATAAAACATAGTATAATTAAATAACAATCAAATGAACGAGAACTTCAAAAAAGTAATGGATGCAATTGCTGACATGAAAGCAATGTTTTCAACATCTGCTGAAGCTACTGATACAACAGAAGCTCAAGTATTTGGTGAGGCAGTGCTTTTAGATGGTACAGCTGTAGCATACGAGGGTGAATTAGCAGTAGGAACTACTGTATTTATTGTTGCTGATGGTGAGCAAATTCCAGCTCCTGAAGGTACACATGAATTAGGTGGCGAATTCACTGGAATCAAGATCATCACTGATGCCAATGGTGTAGTGGTAGAGGTAATTGATGAAAGAGCTGTAGAAGAGCCAGTTGCTGAAGAGGCAACTAAAGAAGAATCAATGAGTGCTGCTGATGTAGAGTCAATTGTGAGTACAAAGATGGAATCATTCTCAAAGGTTATCGAGTCTTTAGGAGAAATGATGCAGACTATTGTTACTGAAAATGAGACACTACGCACAGAGATGTCATCAATGAAAAATGACTTCGAATCATTCAAGGCAATGCCATCAAACAGCACTACTGAGAGCGAGAAATTCGCAAGAGTAAATAGTACAATGACTGCAAGACAGTTATTCCTTAAATCACAAATTAAATAACTAGAAAAATGAGCTTAAAAAAGTTTATCAAACAAAAATTCGACTACGATGTAGACGGATTGGCTGCTTATGTAGATGAGCAAAGAGAAGATCTTATCACAAGATCAGTAACTGAGGCAAAAACTTTGCGTTACATCACTATCCAAGAAGGTATCAAAGGATCTGAAGAGATTAAATTACTTGATGACACTTTGACTTACCAAGCTGGTGATTGTGAAATGACTCCAGCTGGAGATACAGTATTCACTGATCGTGCAATTGCTGTTGAGACTCTTGGATACATGAAGAGATTTTGTCAAAAAGACCTAGCTGGTTTTTGGACTCAATTGGCTTTGACTCCAGGTGCATCTGCTGAGGACAAGAATCTTCCTTTCGAAGCGCAAATTACTAACTACCTTTTGAGCCTTCATGCTCTTGAGTTAGACAAGTTAATCTGGAAAGGTAATAAAGCAACTGGTACTGGTAACCTTCAGTGGATGAATGGATACCGTCAATTTTTGACTACTGCTAACGGATGTGTGAACTTGAACACTTCAGCTACTGCAAGTATTGATGCATCTAATGCATACGATGTATTTTATGAGGCATTCACAAACACACCTGAAGCTGTAGCTGAGGCTGCTGATTTCGTTTGTTTTGCTGGTCGTGAGAACTTCAACTTCTTGATGAAGAACTTGGTAGATCTTAACTTCTTCCATTATTCTCCAGCACAAATTGCTACAATGGAGGAGATCATTGTACCAGGTACAGATATGCGAGTGGTGAAGGTACCAGGACTTAATGGTCTTGACAATATCTACACTGGTAAAGCAGCTCATTTCGTATTCGGAACTGACTTGTCTTCTGACTTTGATAACTACGACTTGTGGTACTCACAAGATGATGATGTTATCTACATCAGATCTAAGTTCAGAGCTGGGGTACAAGTACCATTCTTGGATCAAATCGGAGTTTGGAACGGAACCGGTTCACCTAACTAATTAAAAACAAATGGGGAGGCTGAGGTCTCCCCTTTAAAAATACAGAAGAGATGGCATGTAATATGACAACGGGTTTTAATGACAGAACATGCACCAATGGAAAGGGTGGCATCAAGTCTGTTATTTTATTCCCACTTTCCGCAATCGCTACTGGACCAACTTTAACTGGCAATGAAATCACAACATTGACTGTTACTGGTGAGGTATTCCAGTACAAATTGAAATCAAATCTTTCCAGCTATACTGCACCAATCCGAGTGAACAAGGACAATGGTACACTTTGGTATGAGCAAACTTTGAACATGATCCTAGCATCAGACACAAAGGAGCTTCGTGCTGAGATCCACTTGCTTGCACAGAATGAGGTGGTTTGCCTTGTTGAGAAAGCTGATGGCAACTATGTAGCACTTGGACTTGATGAAGGTCTACAAGTGAATGATGCATCTGAATACACTTCAGGAGTTCTTAAGTCAGATAGAAACGGTCACACAATCGTTTTAGCTGGTCTTGAAAACAATGAGGTGCCGGATGTAGCAGCTGGTATCATTGCTACTTTGTTGACTCAACAATCTCCAGTAGTTTAATATCTGCCTACTCATAAACTAAGAAGGGGAGAGGATGAGTATTCCTTTCCCTTTTTTTATTAAATTAGAGCCATGAAAATACAAAAGAGATTCATTGGAGCAAAAGTAAAGAGTAACTTGGTGAATAGATATTTCATCATTGAGGAGGGGAATGAGGAGCTTTATATACAACTTGGACTGCTGCACATCTTTGAGGCTGTTGGTCCTAAAATAATAAAGAAGATAGATGTTAAGAATAGAGAGATATCAGACATCAACACTGATAGTAACAGTGACGGAGCTGCAAACGATAGCAGCCCCTTATTGGCTATTTGAATTTGAAGAGGAGCAATCCTTTGAAAAGGTATATTGCATCTTGCCAAACATCTCAACATCTACACAAAGATTTGATGAGTTTGAGATTACTGATGAGGTGGATGTGACATTCCCTTACACTGGATTCTACACATACAGAATCTATGAGCAGACATCTAGCAGCAACTTAGATCCTGAATTAGCTGATGGACTATGTGAGGAAGGTAGAGCACATGTCTGGGAGGATGATTCACCATCAAATGAATTCCATACGACAATAATAAATAACATATATGAGTAAGATCACCAGCCTATCATTCAGCAAGCAATACCTTCAGCCTATTGAGGAGAAGGATCGCCAGCGTGGATTCATCAAATGGGGGCGCAAAAATGACTATCCTTTCTTTTTGATTGAGCTCTTGCAAGGATCTGCATGGCATCAAGGTATCATCAAGAATAAAACATACTACATCGCTGGTGGCGGTCTTGAGACTGTTAGCGGTGACTTGAGTGCATTCCTTGCAAATCCATTCTCTGACTTTGATATGAATGAGATTGCACAGCGTATGACATTTGACTTTGAGGTCTTTGGTGCAATGGCTGTGGTAGGTACTTGGAACAGAGAAGGTACCAAGGTAGCTAGATGGGAGCACATGGATATAGATCTTGTCAGAATGACTGAGGATGAAAGACTGTACTATGTATCTGATGACTGGTCAGCATTGCAGCAGACTCCTGAAACAACTAACTACAGAAGCTATCCAGCACTAGATGAGAACAATCGCACTGGATCATTCATGCTGTACTACAAAGAGCCATTCAAGCAAGCTAGAGGAGAGAAGGGAATCTATCCAAAGCCTCCATACTATGGTGGAATAACAGCTATTCAGACTGATGTTGACATCTCAAGATTCAATATGTTTGAAATCCAAAACGGATTTAAGGCGGGAACGTTGATTAACCTAGCATCAGGTGAGCCTGAGACAGCTGAAGAGGAAAGAAAGATAAAAGAACAAATCAAGGGCCGCACACAATCTGTTGAGGATGCTGGTGAGATAATCATCACATTCAGTAATGGAGCTGATGAGGCACCAACAGTATTGCCATTGAATGGTAATAACCTACATGAGAGGTATGCAATGACTGAGAAATCAGTGCAGCAGAATATCCTTGTGGCACACTCAGTGGTGGCACCATCATTGTTTGGTATTGCTCCGAATGGCTCATTCAATGCAGCTGAAACGGCTGATTTGTTTGAAATATACAAGGGCACATACATCAATTCAAGACAGAAGCAGATTGAATGGCTGATTAATTACATGGTCAAGCTATCCGGATATCTTGGATCACTTAAATTAGTAGATGTGAATCCTATAACTCTTCAAACAGCAGCTCCAATTGCAGCTCCTACAGCTGATGGTGTGGGTGCAAATGATGTAGCACAAGTAGACGTGGCTAAGAGTGCCTTAAATGGTGCTCAAATTGCATCACTTGTTGAGGTGGCTGCTAGTATTAAATCAGGAATATTAACTCCTGATGCTGCATTGCAGATAGTATTGGCATCATTCCCAACTATTGCAGAGGAACAAGCTCGCAAAATTGTAGGTTTACCAACGACTACACTATCATCATGTGATCATAAACACGAATTCTCAGCTGATGAGATACAGATATTCTCTGAATATGGTGTGGATTCCAAAGATTACAAGGTACTAAAGACTAATATCATTGAATGGGATACACCATCTGATGAGGTATTCAGCAAAGAAGAGATGATGTTTGCCACTATTGGTGAGGTAAAAGCTAATATATCTGGACTTGAGAAATCAATCCTATCAATGCTTATTGATGGTGAGGATGCTGCTGCAATATCCACAGCAACTGGTGCAAGTATTGAAGAGGTGGCCAAGTCAACTGAGAGACTTATTGCCTTTGAGCTACTTATAGATGGTGAGGTGACTGATTTGGGAAAGCAATTGCTGGACCAAGCTCCAGCTCCCATTGATCAGTTTATGGTCGTGTACACATACAAGGAAAGACCAGGTGTGCCAAAGGTGTTGACTAAGTCAAGAGACTTTTGTCTGAGACTATTGTCATTGAATAGACTTTACACAAGGGATGAGATCAACAATATCAGCTCAAGAGTGGATCGCAATGTGTGGAATTACAGAGGTGGATGGTATACGAATCCTGATACAAAAGTGAGCACTCCATATTGCCGCCACATTTGGGTACAACAATTAGTAATAAAAAAACAATAAGCCATGAACTATCTATTATCTGTTGAGAATCTTAAAAAACTTGGACTGATCCACATGAATACAGATGTCAAGATATTGGCAGTCAGTATCAAACGATCTCAAGATATGCATCTTCAGCCAGCACTCGGAACACCATTGTATAAGGCCCTATTGAATAGAGTTGAAACAAGCTCATGGACTGCGGACTACTTGCTTCTGATGAATGACTATGTGATTCCTTGTCTGGTAGCATTCGTTGACTTCAGATCAGCTGCAATACTCAATGAAAAGCTAACCAATAAAGCTGTAGGCCGCCAGTCAGATGAAACAATGACAGCCAATACAGATACAGAAACTGCACATCTTAGAGATATGCTACGGAAAGATGCGTACTTTTACAAGCAGAGACTGATTGGTTTCTTGAAAGATGACAATGGAGTCAAGTATCCTGAATACTTATTGTGCTGCGAGAATAACGAGTGCAATGAATCAGTGACTAAGGATCAGACTGGATACAAACCTTTTGGATGGATAGTATGAAAAAATTCACAGCTAGTAAAAAACAGATTGACAAACTCAAAACATACCTAAATGGAAAAGACTCTAAACCAAATAATGCTGGAGCTGCAAGAGATCGCAACACAGCATCGGCAAATAAATGAGTTTTTTCAAGGTGACTTCCTTGATGCAATCAGCAGAGATGCTGCTGAGTATCCTCTCATGGTGGCAACATTGCAACCTGGTGGAATGGGTGCCGGTTATGTCAGAGTAAATATCGTCATCACTATCTGTGATAAATACAATCTTTCAAACTATAGGCAAATCAATGAGGTCCATTCAGATTGCCTATTGATATGCAATGACATCAAGACTACTTTACAGCAATACAGATGGACTGAATTTGCTGATGTCACAGCTGAGATAGCAACAGATCCCTTCATCAATCAAGGTCAAGACATGGTGGCTGGATGGACTATGCTACTATCTTTGAATATTTTTGATGCAGAGGATTGGTGTGCCATCCCTTATGATGATTATGACTTTGAGAATGGCAATCCTCCATCGACTGAATGTGGTGATCTGACTACCACATACAATGTATATGTGAATGGAATACTTGAGGATACATTCACACAGAACACAACAGAAAATAATACAATCAATATAACACTAAGCTAATGGCAACTACAAATATCAACATAACCAATACAGCTCAAGATCTTCAATCAGTAACTGATGAAGGGAATACAACAAACAACAACATCAATCTTGATAACAGTGCTATTGTTTTAGACAATGGATCACTTTTGCAAAAGGGTACTCTTGACAATGGAGCTGGAGGAGGCATTGCTAGAGTTTGTTCAATTGGTTACCAAGATGAGTGGGAAAATGGTGTGCAGTATTTTCTTGATAACAATAGTGCTCAAATCATCAGAGCTAATTCAATCAATAATACTGTACCAGATACGTCATTTGATATAACAAAAAATTATATTGTTGGAAGTATATTCCATGACATGAATAATCAGAACAAGTATATCTGTACTGACAATACAGAAGATGCAGCAACATGGGATTTATTCTATGAGGATGCACCTAATTTGCAAGCTGTAACTGATGAAGGTGCAATCACCACAAATACTATATCAGTAGGAGATTTGTCTGGGTTATACTCTGAGATATCAGGATCAACTATAGGAACTTCCAGCGTTCCGAATGGTACTTATGCATATATGTCCCAAGATGGTACTGTAGGGATGAATAATGGAGATGTAGAATCAGCATTCAAAAACACCAATGTAAGTGCTGCGAATAATGTAGTGCTAGAATTCCCTGACAAGACATCAGGCAGTTATACAATAGCTACCACTGATGATATACCAGCAGCACAGATTCAATCAGACTGGAATCAATCAAATAATGCTGCACTTGATTACATCAAGAACAAGCCTACTATCACAGCTGCTACAAATTATGGTCTCTTTGCTCAGACTGCAAACAGCACTTTAATTACTAACACTACTGTGGAAAGCAGTCTTATAAATGGCGGTGTAGGTACATTGACTATACCAGCAAATGGATTCTCTGTAGGTGATTCTTTCAGAGCTGTGTTCGGTGGTATAGTGAATGCTAATAATAATCAAACTATAAGAATTAGAGTTAAGGCTGGATCTATTCTTTTATTAGATAGTGGTGCACAGAATCTAGGCAGTAGTGTTATAAATGATGTGTGGTCTTTAAATATTGACTTTACCATTAGAGCTATTGGCGCAGCTGGTGTGGCATCAATTGTAAGTTTAGGTTCGTTTCACTATACAAAAACTAACAATGCATCTGTTCAAGGATTTGGATTTAACACAGTCAATAACACAACATTTAGCACAACAATTTCTAATGTATTAAATGTCACAGCTCAATGGGGATCTGCTTCTGCTGGGAACAATATTTATTCTGACATATTCGTACTCAATAAGATATACTAATTTGGAACAAATCTACATATTTTAATATGGATCCAGTTGCAATAGCTACAGCAGTTAAAAAGAATGGGATGATAGGGTTATTAACTCTGATTGTCGTCTTGATGTTTAATTATTTCACCAGTAGACTTGAAATGGTTGAGGGTAAACTAGAGAGAGTTGAGTCCAAACTATATGACTGCCTTGAGGATCGCATTCAAACATCAGACAATGATATGCATTCATCAGTAAAATATCCTGAACTGATGGCGGCAATACTACCTAAAGAACTAGAATATGGAACTAAAAGAAAGATGGCAAGCTAAGACTCCTAAGTTTTGGAAGAAAGTACAGAAGATTGGTATTGCACTGGGTGTGATCGGTGGCACTATTGTAGCATTACCGGTGGCATTGCCAGCTGCTGTTGTAACTGCTGGAGGATATCTTGTGGCGGCTGGTACAGTGACAGCTACTTTATCACAACTTACTAAGGAAGATAAGTAATCATGTATTCCGAAGGTGGATATGTGATGATCTTCGGTGTAATACTTTCACTTGCATTTATAGCTCTAGGTGTTTGGTATTTTAATAAGATGATTGATTCAAGCCTTGATCAGAAAGCATGGCTCACAAGATTTATATCTTTATTACTTGCTGCAATGCTTGGACTTTTTATGGTTGATAAACTTGTTTCTTTTCAAACAAAGTTATTAACTAATGAAATGTCTGACAGTTTATTTGAATTGATTAAAAATATTGTGTTAGTAGTATTTGGCTACCAGTTTAATGATAAAACAAAATAAAATGAATTTAAGCGCACACGTTACATTAGTAGAATTCTGTCATTCAGATACTGCGAAAAGAAGAGGCATTGATAATACTATCACTGATCCTATTCACCTGGCATCTGCTAAGCTGCTATGTGAGAAAGTATTCGAGCCATTGCGGAATCATTTTGCAGTGCCCATTCATATCTCATCCGGTTATCGTTCCGGTGCATTAAATAGGGCTGTGAAGGGGAGTGCTAGCTCGCAGCATTGCAAAGCTGAGGCTATGGATTTGGATGCTGATAGATATGGCAAGATAACAAATGCAGAAATTTTTGAATATATCAAGCAAAACATTACCTTTGATCAGATGATATGGGAGTTTGGCAATGACTCACAGCCTGATTGGGTACATGTCAGCTACAAAGCAAAAGGAAACAGAGGTCAAATACTAAAGGCCAAAAAGATAAACGGTTCAACCGTATACCTAGCTTTTTCATAAAGCCATCAAATGTGGTAATTAGGTGAGAGTAGTCAGAAATGGCTACTCTTTTTTGTGGACCAATAAAAAAAATGTGAATAAATTATGATAATTATTTGCATATATAAAAACAATACCTATCTTTGACCATATCAAAACCACAAATGATGAAAGAAAAAATTAAGAAAATTGATCAGTTAATGACACTTTTAACTGAGATGAGAAAGCAAATTCAAGAGCTACAAGATGAGCAAGCTGCTGAAGAGAGACTTTACACATGGTCAATCAATTTCATATCTCACAAAGAGTATGAAGACTATCTGTCAAAGCATAACAATATCTCAGACAAAATTAATATGCTTTTAAAGACCTATGCACTGATCTCAAATGAGATGTCAAAAGTTTGTTTAAATCTAATCTAGGAGCCATGAAAAAAGAAAACAAAAAAGAGAATGAATTTGTATCATTCAGATCACCAGTAAACAGAATGATTAAATGGTGGAAGTCAAAAGAATCTAATGATGTTAAAAGTTCATCATTCAATGTCAAGTTATATGAACAATTTTTAAAAGCAAGAGCATGAAAGCAGCAGCAACATTTTTACTCCTATTCTGTAGTGCATTTTTATTTTGGTGGGGAGTTTGGCACTGGTTTAAATGGACCGGTATATTTGTGGCCATAGGATGGACCATTGGAATGATAGTATATTTTATAATCAAAGCAAAGAGAACTGATGAAGACATTCAAGATAACTTATAGATTCAAGCTGCATAGCAAAGCTAAATGGCAAGATGCCTATAGAGTGCTGCAAGCTAATAGCAGAGAGGATGCAATCAAGAAGGCTGATATGTGGCCGCCATTAATTAAAGCAGTGCAAGAGATATGAACACATCAATGATTATGGATCTAGCTGAGAAGCATGGTCTCAAAGTAAGGAATAGAAAGAGAGAGCTGGTGTACAAGAGATACTATCTCTGGTCAGAGCTGCGAAGATGGCACAGTCTTTCAGCCATTGGTGAAATGTTTAATATGGATCACTGTTCAGTATTGCATGGACTCAAGCAGCACAATGTGTGGATGAAGGCCAAAGATTATGAATATCTGAAGACAATCAATGAGCTGCACAAGGAAGTACATGAAGATTATCTGATTGATATGGAGGATGAAAAGGTATGGATGTATGTGGATAATATATCAGGCAACACAGTTACTTTGACAATCAAGCTCAATACAGACGATTCTAGCCACTTTCTCAATAGGAATGGATACATAACTAAGGAAGACTTAAAAGAATTGATATGAGGAACAAAATAAGACGAATGTCGGCTATTGTATATTGCCTTCAACAAAGAGCATACACAATTGAAAGACTGCACAGCAAAGTAAATCACATTCTATCCGATAACTTTAGTAAGTCATCCATTGAGAAAGATATGTTTATGCTTAGAGAAGAGTTTGATTGTCCAATTGAAAGATGCACATCTGGCTTGATTATCATTGAGGATTATGATTTCATTTCAAAGCTCACAGAATGGGTGCAGCTGTATGAATAATCTGATTGCCGATTACATCACTCCCTATTCTATATATATTTATTTTTTTTAGAAATGGTAAAAAAACATTTTTTTCAAAAAACTGCAAAAAAGATTGGAAAATCGGCTGTTGATTGATTATCAATAAGTTACAAGAGAAATAAATCGGCAGTAAATCGGATGTATAAAAATAAATCGGCAGTGAATTGACTTTAAAAAAATTTATTTACATTTGCATATCCTATGCCGAGGATTAGAAAGAACATTATTTAAAGCTCTTTCGGTTAGTAGTGCGGCATCACGAACACTGAGAGGGCTTTTTTATTTAAACAACTTGCACATGAAACATGTAAGAACTGATGGTTCAGGGATGAACTATCAAAATGAAAGAATGACAACTTTATCAAACTTTATCAAGCATTCTGCTATAATTGATGATAATAAAATTGACTTGCTAAAGGATCACAAAGGTGACTTAGAGGTGTACTGGAATGAGATGCCACTATCTCATGAGAAAAAATCTATTAATGCTTTATGGGAATACTTGAATGAGTACATTGTCACTCATTATTTAGTAACTAAAAGCATTGAAGAGATATGATATCAATCTATAAATCAGTACAGCAAACTTTTGATAAAAACTACATCAGTGTAGAAACAGCCATTGAAAGAATAAAGAACAGCAGATACAAGGATCGCATCCTAAAGATGAGAACTCTTGGAAAGGATGATTATACCAGTGAGAAAAACAAACTACCAGTCTACAGATGGTCCGGTATCTTTGAGTATGGCAATGATGCTGGAATCAAAACTCATTCAGGCTTAATTTGTTTAGACTTTGACAAGTATCCAAGTGATGAGGTAATGTCAGATCACAGAAAGAAACTGTGCTCAGATCCTTATGTTTACATTCTGTTTACATCCCCATCAGGCAAAGGACTGAAAGTAGTAGTAAAGATTACAGATGTAATTGAGAATCACAGAAAGCACTTTCTATCTTTAAAGAATCACTTTGATTCTGAATACTGGGATAACAGCTCAATCAATATATCTAGGAATTGTTTTGATTCTTATGATCCGTACATCTATGTCAACAATAATAGTGAGGTATATCTGAGCATCATTGAAGAGGTAGAAGATATTGATGTCACTTATGTGGCCACAATACCAATGAGGTCAACCAATAAGATTATTCAGAACATACAAAAGTGGTTTGATTCTAAGTACCAGCTGTCAGAAGGCAACAGAAACAACAGCTTTTTTAACCTGGCATCAGCATTCAATAGGTATGGGATTCAACAAAGTGAATGTGAGAACTATATCCTAACTAATTATGTGGATGTGCTTGGAAGAGATGAGCTGTTACAGTGCATCAAGTCAGGATATAGAGATAAGTCAGGCTTTGGTACATCACAATTTGAAGACAAAGAGATAATTAACTACGTCAAGAATGAACTCAAGCAAGGTGAAAAACCTAAGACAATCAAGTCTAAACTGAAAGAATACTCAGAGGATGAGGTTGAAATCATAATGGACAAGGCTGAGAGTGAACTAAAAAACTTTTGGAGGAAAAATGATAAGGGCAAAGTTAGTCTATCACCTACTTTGTACAGAGACTTTCTTGCTGAAAATGGTTTTTTCAAGTATCATAATTCAGAGCTCTCATATTTGTTCGTAAAAGTTGAAAACAATTTTGTAAAAGAAATCAATGAGGATCTGATAAAAGATTTTGTACTGGACCATGTAGAGAAGCAAGGTGATCCAGTCATCTTTGACTTCATGGCATCAGTTACAAAGTATTTTAAACGTGACTTTCTGAGCTATATGAAATCAAAGGATGTTGATTTTATCAGAGATGTTAAAGACAAAGCATATCTATTCTATAAAAATTGTCTTGTTGAAATCACTGCGGACTCAGTAGAAGAGAAACAATATGTGGACTTCATTCAACATGTTTGGGATAAGCAAGTAATAGATAGAGAATATAAAAAGGCTACCACTAAATGTGACTTTCAACAGTTTATTTTCAACATCAGCAAGACTCAAGATAGATATGATTCATTCAGATCAGTGATCGGTTACATGCTGCATACTTATAAGAATCCATATTTCTCTCCAGCTATTATCCTAAATGATGAGGATATATCTGACAATCCCCAGGGAGGAACTGGAAAGGGTATAGTCACTGAAGCTCTAAGTAAGTTTAAAAATACATGTACTATCAATGGAAAGAACTTTGATCCATCAAAAGACTTTGCATTTCAGAGAGTCAGCCTTGATACTCAGATTCTTATATTTGATGACGTAAATGAAAACTTTGACTTTGAAAAGCTATTCAGTATTGTAACTGATGGGATGCCAGTCAACAAGAAAAACAAGGATGAGTTTTTTATTGAGAAAGATAGAACTCCTAAGATTGCCATCCCTACAAATTATGTTTTGAAAGGGGAAGGTAATTCTCATGAACGTAGAAAGTTTGAGATTGAGCTTCATAATTATTATGACAAAAAGTTTACACCATATCATGACTTTGGTAGGAACTTGTTTTATGATTGGGATCAATCTGAATGGTCAAAGTTTGACAACTTTATGATTGAATGTGTACAGTATTATTTACAGAATGGAATAGTGAATTATGTTTCAGTCAACTTAGATGAGAAGAGATTGATGTCAGAGATAGGTCATGACTTCTACAGCTGGATAAATGAGAATATGAAATTCAATGAAAGAATGGTTCTTAAAGATATGTTTGAGAAATTCTGTGAACACTATCCAACATATAGAAAATTCAGCCAAAAATATACATCAGGCAGAATCAGAAAGTATGGCGATTATCTTGTGAAAAAAGGTAAACTCACAAGGGTGGAATCAGGCAAGCAGAATGGATCTATCCCATACATTGAATATGTCACTGATCAGAAGAAAGAATCTGAGTGGGATAATTTACAAACAATTGATAAAGCACCTTTTTAATTATGAAACAAACAGCAGCAATAATGATCCTAGTATGGGCCGCAATCTTTGCACTATTCATTAGCAAGCTATCAGAGCAGAAGACAATTGAGCCAGCTGAGAAGCATAAGTTTACATTTGTAAATCACAAGGACTGGGCAAGAGATACAACTATGGCACCAGGTAAAACATTAACACTAGATAGAATTTATGAACAAGGAAAATAAACAAAGACTCATTGATCTTGAGACAGCACATCTCAAAGAGAAATATCCCTCAATGCCTGATTTCGCACTGGCAAAGACCAAGTGGTCAGACTCATCAGCTAATGCACTGACAAAGGCTGTGACATCATTCATCAACCTATCCGGATATCAAGCTGAGAGAATCAATACCACTGGAATGTGGAGGCAAGGTGCCAAGTTAAAAGTAGGTGAGGGAACAAGACAGATGCCAGGCAAGTGGACCAAAGGAACTGGCACCAAGGGATCAGCTGATATATCCTCTACAATCAATGGGAGGTCAGTTAAGATAGAGATAAAATACGGCAAGGATAGACAGTCAGATGACCAAATTAGATATCAAGAAATGATAGAGAAAGCCGGAGGTATTTATATCATTGTTAAAAACTTTGATAATTTTATTCAATGGTTTGATTTGTTTATATTAAAAGATTAATTATATTTGTTCAAATTTAATACCACAAATTATGGCAACAGTTAAAGAAAAGGAGAGTGCAGCTCCAGTACCTATGTACAGAAAACTGCATAACGCAAAGCTAGCAATCGGCAAGGTCCACAAGAATGCTCAGTCACATCATTCAAGATACGCAGATCTTAACGCTGTACTGGATGCATGTGAGCATATCCTACTTGAGAATGGACTAATCATCATGCAGCCTATCATTGACCAGATGGTCTATACCAAGATCATTGATGTTGATTCAGGTGAGCATGTTGAATCAATGATGAAGCTGCCGGATCTACAGAATCCCCAGCAGCTCGGATCGTGCATCAGTTATTATCGGAGGTACACATTGACCAGTCTGATTTCATTGGCCGCAACAGATGATGATGGCAAGGCAGCAGCGAAGGCAACAGAAGAGGATAAGCCAGTGGTGAAACCTACATTACCTGAAGAGAGATTCAAGAATGCACTCATCAAGATTGCAGCAAATGAATACACTGTGCAAGAGCTCAGAGAAAACTATTCACTAACTAAAGATCAGGAGGCAAGACTATGAAACCAATGGCAATAATGAGACTAGCAGAGTTTATGCAAGGTGAAGAATGGGCAGATCTAAGTGACTACCTAAGAGATCAATGGCTTATAAACTTCTATAAAGCATCAGAGCTTGAGATAACTACAGCCTTCATGAATGGCAAGTACAAGTCAGAAGAGTATAAAGATTCATCAGATTATTTTAATCAAACATTTGAGATATGAAATGGCATCCATCAAGCATCGGTAAGATCATGACAAATCCTAGAAACAAATCAGAGGTCCTATCAGTAGCAGCAAAGAGCTATATCAAGTCAATTGCAAAGCAAGACTTCTATGGCTACAATATTGAGCTGAATAACAAGTACATCATCAAGGGGATTGAGCAAGAGCAAGATAGTATTGATTTGTTAAATAATGTAAGATTCACAAGCTACAAAAAGAACAAGGTAAGACTAGAGACTGAATCAATGACTGGTGAATGTGATATCCTACTAGATGATCAAATTATTGATATCAAGACATCATGGTCACTTGAAACATTCCCAGCAACATATGAGGATGGGGATGACTCACTTTACGAATGGCAAGGCAGAGCATATATGTATCTGTATGATAGGCCATCATTCGAGCTAATCTATTGCATGGTATCAACAGATCCAACTAATGACCTTGGACTACTTAATCAGTGGGATAACATGTCACTTCACAGAGTGGACCATATTGATCCAGCCAAACGCATCACTGTAATCAAATATGAGAGAGACATGGATCTTGAACTGGCAATGCTTGAGAGACTCAGACATGCATCTGAATTCTATGTGCAGTATGTTAATCTTTTAAATAATAAGTGATGGAGGTAATACAAGAGCACATATATGACATCAAGTCTGAGTCAATGTATTGGAGAATTTACTTTACACAAATATCTTTAATACCTTTGACGAATGAGGAATATCATGAGGTGTCTGCAAAAATTGACAAGATCCTTGAGGACTTGGAAGCCAGGAGAAAATTTATGGGTACTGGTAATTAATTTAATCTATAGAAAATAGCATGGCATGCATGGAAATTAAACCAGTAAAGTATCAATGTCCTGGAGGACCATTGAACATAAACAAAATGATCATTGATATGACCATTGAACAAATCAGAAATTATACACCTATATACTTTTAAAAATGGAACAGAAAAACAACAGTGGAGCAATCTTCAAAAACGACAAGAAGACAGCCGACAATCAGCCAGACTACAGAGGCAAGATAGTAGTAGACAACAAGGAGTGGGAAATCTCTCTGTGGCTCAGAGAATCATCCAAGGGAGTAAAATACTTCAGTGCTGCAATCAAAGAGCCTTGGGTGGCACCAACTGAGACACCACAGCTACAGAATACAAGTGATAAAATCAAAGCTGATACAAATGATTTTGACGATGGACTTCCCTTCTGATGTCAGCTTAAGTGATTGGATGAGAGGAGAGCTTCATAAGAGGCTCTCCAATCGTTACAAGCTCACTCATCTGTCAGAAGATAGTGATCTAAACTATTCACAGCTGTGGCGGTTTTCTAATAGCAAGCCAGTATCAGAACAATTTTTAAATGAGGTATTCAAATATTTAATAACTTCGTGATGTGTTCTGGAACAGAGAAGCATACAATATCGCACTCAAGATCACTGGCGGATCAGAGCTACATCGTGACCTTGTCTCAGATGTGTTCATCATACTCAGCCAGTACAATATCTCAGATGCCGATCTACCAAAGACCTTTGCAAGGTTTGCGTATAATCAGTGGAAATGGCCTGGTAGTGAATTCAACAAGAAATTCAATCCCCCAATACGTCTCATCCCATACGAGTCAGATGTTGCCTCCAAGGAAACAGATGAAGACATATCAGAATATCAAAAGTATCTTGATTGCTACATGGAGAGATCTCCAGAGAATGATCAAGAGATGTTTTGCAAAGAGATAACCAAGATGCATCTATACGGCATGACATACAGAGATATCAAGGCAGAAACTAATCTGCCTCTCAGAGTCATCCATGGTGCCATAAAACAATTTAAAAATGATCTACATTTTATTCATACTGGCGAGCCTAGGGATAGCGAGAGCATTCATGACCTTTGAGCTGCCTGATGTCAAGCCATTAAACTGCTGGAGCTGCCTATCATTTTGGACTTCAGTAATCCTTTTACTGATGTACGACTGGCATACTGTTGGCATCGCATTCATCACATACTTATTAGCTGATTTATTGCAATCATGGGAGAACAAGTAACCGACAAACTGATGACTGATCATGACAAGTATTTTGCCATGATTGGTGCAATACTACTGCATGAGCTGCACAATAGCAGAGAGCTGCGCCGAAAGATTAAAGGAACAAAGCTAGAGTATAAACTACTTAAAATTATGAAACCATGATATCAGAAGAACTGATGAGCCAGGTGCAGAGATACATGAGAAGCAGATCCTTTGCACTGACTGAGCCAATGAAAGAAGAACTAGGCATATGGTACAAGGTGAACAAGTCTGCTGTGCTCAATAAGAAATGTGGCACATGCCTTCGCAATGCAATGAGAGACCTATCAGGTCACATACAAGAGAATCTCAATACACAGATCAAACCAGCGAAGATCACATTCATTGGAACTAAACAATACAACTACGACACCATGAGCTACAATGATATGAAGGCATTGGCTAAAGATAGAGGACTAAACCTAGGAGCTGCACCAAAGAAAGCGGACCTACTTAACGCATTGAAATCATGATTGTAGCACCCATTCCAGTATTTGGCAGATTGCCATTACTAAGATTCACCATCACTAGACTTCAAAAAGCTGGTGTCAAAGTTATCTGCATGGGCCATGAGGCTGAGGCTAAAGAGCTAGCCATTGAGCTAGGATGTGAGTGGATAGAACAATCCAATGATCCACTGGGTGCCAAATGGAACAGCGGATTTTTGGCAGCTAAGAAATACAATCCTACTGGGGTGCTATTTGTTGGCTCTTCTGATTGGGTGTCAGACAATTATATCAAGGAGGCTGAAGAAAAGATGAAAGAGTTTGACATGGTAGGAAAGCTAGGATGTCACTTCGTGGATGTATCTGATGACATCAGACTTGTCAACTGGACTGGCTACGGCAAAGGACCAAGATCTTATGAGCCAATAGGAATAGGCAGAGTTTTATCTCACAGATTCCTTGAGAGGATAAACTGGCAGCCATTCGACAAGAGATTAAACAGCGGACTAGACTGGGCAATGTGGCTCAGAGCAATAGTCACTGATGCATCTGTGGGAGTATTTGATTCTGATGAGGTTAAATTCTTATCAATCAGCACTGATAAGTGGGATAATAAACATAAATTTGACGATCACTGGGGCAATAAGCTCAAGAGTGAGAAGATATATGGTGATGATAAAGATGAATTTCTCAAGTCATTCACTGAAATATATGAGCTACAAGAGATATTATGCAAAGAGTAAAGGGTAAAATAAACACAAACAGCATTGAATTCTGGAATGAATACTATGCTAATGTTATTATTGAAGAGGATAGGCTGATAATTTATGAGCAACTTTCTGAGATACTTGACTGCATAAAGTTCAATACTATCCTTGAGATCGGATGTGGCACCGGTATAGGAGCTGAATATCTCAAGAGTAAATTCGATTGCATCTATACAGCATCAGACTTCTCAAGCAGTGCCATCATAAAAGCATCTGATAAAGCTGACTACACAAAGCTGCTGGATATCAGAACAGATGAGCCAGTGGGCCAATACGATGTGATCATCATTGCAGAAACACTAGAACATCTTGAGCATCCATTTGAGGTGATTGACAAATGTAAAAAGCATTGTAAATATCTTGTGCTATCTTTGCCACTAGATGAGCCTGAAGATTGTGATTCTGAGCATATCTGGTACAACATTAAACCAGAGGACTTTCTTGATTACAAAATACATACAGTAAAACTAAATGAAAGCTACTTTCAAATAATTATAACATGAAAAAAGAATGTAAAAGATGCCTATTCACTTCTGACTTCTCAGTCTTGAATGACAAGCAATGTAACTACTGTGACCTACATGATGAGCTACAGAAACAAGCCAATCCGGATGGGCTGCATGACATGCTCAACAAGATCAGAGAACATGGCTATGGTGACAAATATGATTGCATCATGGGCATCAGTGGAGGACTAGACTCATCTACTCTGCTATATACTGCTGTACGTTACTGGGGGCTCAAGCCGCTAGTGATTCACTTCGATAATAACTGGAATGCTCCAGAGGCTGTACACAATATGCAGCAGCTAATCAAGAAGCTGAACGTGGATGCAATCACATACCAGGTGAATAAGGCTGAGTATGACAAGCTCAACGAAGCATTCCTATACGCTGGCCTTCCTGATGCTGACATCCCCAATGACATCGCAATGACTAAACTGATGTACGATACAGCTCACAAGTACAAGATCAAGTATATCCTCAACGGGCATGATTTCAGAACTGAGGGATCTACACCAGCTGCATGGACCTACATGGATGCCAAATACATCAGGTCAGTGTACAAGGCTTATACTCAGTCAGAGCTGACCAACTATCCACTATTCACATTCAAGGACCAACTATTCTATGCTTGGAAAGGAATCAAGAACGTGAGACCATTCCACTACGGATTCGATAGAGATACTATGGAGCTAGAGATGAAACGTCTGATCAGCTGGCAAGACTATGGCGGCAAGCATTGTGAGAATGTTTACACTGAATTCGTAGGTAGCTATCTACTGCCAAATAAGTTTGGAATAGATAAACGAATTGTATATCTTTCTGCACAAGTGAGGTCAGGCCGATTGACAAAGCAACAAGCTCGAGAATTGTTTGATGAGAAAGCTCAGTTTGACATGGAGAAATTCGGTGACTACCTACCTAAAGTTGAGGCACTGATAAACATCCGCAAAGGTGATAGAGCAAAATATGACAAGTACAACTTCAAGGCATATAGGCCACTGATATGGATCCTAGTTAAATTGAAGGTAGTACCTTATACATTTTATACTAAATACTGCAAGTGATGCCAATACCAACACCAACACAATCAGAGTCTGAGAATGAATTCATCTCAAGATGTATGTCTGATGAGAAGATGAAAACTGAATACCAGAATGAAGCTCAAAGATATGCAGTATGTGCCAGTCAATTTGCTGGTGAAAAGATATCATTTGATTATGATGGTACCATCTCAACAGCCAATGGCGAGATACTAGCAGCTGAATGGATCAGCAGAGGGGCAATAGTATACATCATTTCGGCAAGGTCAGGGAAAGTTGGAATGATGGCCAAGGCTGACAAGCTAGCTATACCTGAGTCAAGAGTCTATGCTACTGGATCCAATAAGGCAAAAATTGAGAAGGTGCTGGAGCTAGGTGTTATAAAACACTATGATAATAATAATAATGTAGTTAATAGTTTACCTGGTATAGGTATACTATATGGAACAAAATAACATATTACAGAATGGCCTATTCTCAAGAAGTAATTGATCAGCTGGAGGACCTTGGATGGGAATATATTCAAGAGTGCCTGAACAATACAAAGCCTCATGTCGCTGGTAGTGGTAAAGTAGTTGAGGTACCTGATAGACATATACCAACTATTGACTACTTTCTCAATATATGGATTCCTTTAAAATTAGATATGAAGCTAATTGATAGGAGAACTTGGTATAGATGGCTGAGAGAGGAGGGTGATAAAAGTCACACTATAAAAAATATTGACTCTGAATTCATATCTCTAGGCAAGAACATTGTGGCCAATGAAGGGAAGGGAATCTTCTATGCTAAGAACAAATTTGGCATGCATGATCGCCAGCAAGTTGAAACTAGAAATGTTGAAAACTTTGACTTTGATGAATGAGTACAATCAAAGGCTACAAGCCACATCCTAATCAGAGGCACATCCATGATGCCATCAATAAGGGATCAGAAAAATACTATGCTTTAAATATCGGCAGACAGTTTGGCAAGACCTTACTTGGAATCAATCAGCTGCTGTACTGGGCCATCAATGATAGAGGCTGTCAGATAGCTTGGGTGACTCCAGTATATAAGCAAGGCAAGAAAGTCTTTGCTGAGCTTGAAAGAGCTACAAAGAACAGCGGACTATTTGAATTCAATAAGTCAGATCTCAGAGTCACTGGCTTTGGATCATCAATAGAATTCTTTAGCGGTGAACGGCCTGACAATATCAGAGGGAATACCTTCCATTACATGGTAGTAGATGAGATGGCCTTCACAAGACCAGAGCTGTGGAATGAGGTACTATCAGCAACAGTGATGGTGAAGGGTAGAAAGGTGATATTCATCAGCACTCCGAAAGGAAAGAATCACTTTCATACCTTGTGCATGCAACCTAACTATGATCCAAGGTACAAGTACATCCACTTCACATCTTATGAGAATCCAATGATAGCTCCTGAAGAGCTTGAGGAAAGAAAGCGGTCATTGCCTGATCATATATTCAGACAAGAATACCTGGCTGAATTCATTGACAATGCATCCGGACTATTCAAGAACGTAAGGCAATCAGCTGGCACATGGACCAAGGGTGGCAAGTGCTATGCTGGACTTGACATTGGTAGGGCAGATGACTACACTGTGCTGACAATACTGAATGAGAAAGGTGAGATGATATATGTCAACAGATGGCGGCATGATGAGTGGAACAAGATCATTGACAAGGTGGCTGATGTCATCAGAGCATATCAAGCGGTCACATTGATAGAGGTGAATAATCAAGGGGATATCTTTTACGAGATGCTATCCAGTAGACTGCGTAACCTGGTGAATCCATTCACTACAACTAGCAAGACAAAGCCAGTCATCATTGAGGATCTAGCACTAGCCTTTGAGCAATCGGATGTGAAGGTGGCTGATGAGCAATGGCTGATAGATGAGCTAGAAAATTTTACTTATATTTACAATCCGAATACCAGATCAGTACAATACTCTGCACCACAAGGACTTCATGATGATGGTGTGATATCATTGGCACTGGCATGGCATTGCAAGAAAAACTATTCCAAGAGAGGTCAATATAAAATACTCAGAGCATGACAAAGACAATAGAGGTAAGCTATCCACAAACAATCAAAGACTGCACTCCTGATCAGTTGACTAAATGGCTGATGCTGGCACCAGTGATTCAGACTGCTAATAAATCACTGACTAATATGCTTGACTTTCAGTCACAGATGGTCAGTATATTTACTGGAGTGCCAATCAACAAGGTCAGAAAGATTCACATTGATGACATCATGCATTCCAGCACTACACTGCTAAAGATGTTGGCTGAGCACAAGACTTCTGAACCATCTGAATTCATAACTATCGAAGGTCAGAGATATAGGTTTGAGCGTGACTTCTCACACATTGAGACCGGTCAGATCATTGACATGAAGCTCATTGATGATGTATCACAGAATCCATGTGAGGCACTAGCTATATGCTACATTGAAGAGGGGATGGAATACTGTCAAGAAGATAACAGAGGCAAGGTTCTGAATCCTAATAAAAAGAGGGAAGAGATATTCAAGAGGTCCTTTCCAGGTGATGAGTTTTTGAATTACTTCGCTTTTTTTTTGCGAGAATCAGAGATGCGGAATCTCGCTATCTTGGGAATACAGACAGCGAAGCTGATGAATCAGAATCAGATAATGCACAAGAAACTCTTAGAGACAGCGAATGGTTTAACTGGACAAGAATCCTCATCAACCTGGCGCAGCAGCTTAATAAAGATGTGGATGAGATTACGAGGCAGCCGTATGTGAAGACCTTGTTTTGGATGAATTACTTCAAGCTGAAAGCGGAACAAGATTACATATTACAAAGACATGGCTGATGATCTGCAATTTCTTGATTCACTTGGTATCTCGCAGACTGAGCTTAGT